ACACCTGAACGACCGATCTACGAACTATGGTGGGGATATCCGACGTCACCGTCACAAAATGCAAATGTAGCAGGCGGGACAGAGGGTACCTACAATCACTATTTCACATGTGCCACAAATACAATGTATTTCAAAGACGTCGGACATGCCTAGTCTACGAAGATTCCAACAACGCTGGCGGTACCTGAGAATCCGCCGTGGTATGCGGTCGATCTACAGACCGGCCTACCGTACAGCACGACGATACCGCGCCCGACCTTTAGCGCGTCGATACCCTACATGGTATTTTAACTATGGGCGCTACAGACGCCTTCGTTATTAGTTAAAGAGTTGTAATATCAAAACGGTCCTCCGTCAGAGCCTCCATATTAGGAAATTCGTTACAAAAAACAACAACGTGTACTGGATTCGGTAGAAACTTAGTTCGTGAAGCGTATTTGGCAGAAAATAGTATCTGGTCCTTCAACTTTTCCAGGACAGAGTACTGCAAATACTCCATGTGGAGTCTAGGAATGTCAAAAATAAAAATCGATTTGGTGGTGTCGACAGCGAAGGTGAGATCGTCTCTCTTGCCCACAGAGAGCGCCTGGACTTGTCCGGCGAACTTCGTAAAACAATAGCGAACAAAATAAGACTTTCCCATACCTCCGGATTCGTCGACATAAAACATAACAGAGCGGTCGTCAGGGGCTTGCTCTAGCCGATCGACGAGGAGTCGCTGCCACTCTCGGAGAGATCCTCCTGATCCGAACTCTGGCTCGGGACGGAGGTGTTCGACCAAGTCGAGTAAACTCGATCGATATCTAAGGTAGAGCGAGGGGAATTGCCGCGCAACCTCGCGCTCCGACGGGGAGGTGGACTGTTCCTTGACCCATGTGGTGAAGGCTTCGATATCGGTTCGCTTGCCTTGGCTAGCAGGGAAAACTCCGAACTCTTCATAGTCTCCGTCTTTTTTGCAGTAATCGGATGCTTGCTGGGAAGTTCCACGGGTGGTCTCCAAATGGAGGCGCGGCGAAATGGAGCGGTGAAGGAATGAAAATCGTTGTGGTGTGGGAAGGATGAGAAAGCCTTGGAGGTGCGGGGTACCTTCGGCGCCGGTTTCGCGTCCGAAGACTCCGTAGACGCATCGATCTCCATCGAGGAAGTCGACAAGGGCTTGGCACTCATCATCCGTGGGATTATTGAGAGTAAAACAAAATCGGCGTGATTTTGACATCGTGGGAATAAAAAAGTGAGTCTTGGGATTTGGGACAGAAGTGTGCTAGGTAATAGAGACTAGCACACACGAGGTCTTGACCCAACTTTTGGCGAAACCTCTAGATCCCACAACGGAATTATGGATATAACACCAAGACATATACATTTTGAAGACGAGGAGCATCCCCTAGGTATTATCGCTAACCTCGCAGCCCAAATAAATACAGAACGTCAATACGGTTTCCCCGACTACGGTCCCCAAATGCCGAGATCTTATCGTACCCCTCAAGGTGCCACCCATACGAGGTTTGGACCAGAGAGGTCTGAGAGAGGGAGTTTACGAGGTTCAAGAACCTCTGGGCAAAATGGATCGAGTGAAGTTGGCGCTGACCTAGTAACCAACTGTGTCCTTGGTGAACCTCAGTTATCATTGTTACCCTACCCTAAACCAGCCCTAACAAACCTAGGGGATTCCATGGGGTACGGCCTACGTACCCATGTCAGGATCTATTGCAAAGGTGCCAAAATTTGCCGATTATTTTGGCGAAGCCCTAACATTGCAGCTCATATAACGGGTGGGCCCTATGTGATGCACTATTGCCTAATACAAATGAACAAGGACAAGTCCATCTCAGACACGATCTCAGCCGAGCCACCCTCAGGCTATAGCGGCCTCTCTATATTCGAAAAATTTTTCCGGGACTATAGTGAGAGCAACGATACATGGCGTACCTTCGAAGATGAAGAAACATGGCCCCAATCAAATAACTCCGATTGGAAGATGTACAAAAATTGCAACAACATAAATCCGAACAACGGAATGTTCAAACTCCTAATGCGGAAACGCTTCATGCTAGAATGCCCTACATCATTCAGTCAGCAAAACCTAGCGGGAAGAACCCGAACCGGCGCGCGCGAACTGAAAATGTATAAAAAATTGCCCCACCTTGTCACATGGGAAGACAAAGCCAATGCGACACCTGAACGACCGATCTACGAACTATGGTGGGGATATCCGACGTCACCGTCACAAAATGCAAATGTAGCAGGCGGGACAGAGGGTACCTACAATCACTATTTCACATGTGCCACAAATA